TCCATTTCATGCCGGAGGAGCCGGCAGCCTTGCCACCCTGCTCGGCTTTTTGGTTGAGCTTGTCCACTTCCCCTGTGGTCTTTTTGGCGGAGTTGCCCACCTGCTCAAAACCGGCCACGGCCTCCTGGCCCTGAAAGCCTACCTGAACATTAACCCGGCTCAGGCTGGCCATCCGGTTTGCCCCCGCTTAGTGCCCTGAAAAATGCCCGGATCTTGGCCGGGTCTGTCGGTGTTGCCGTCCTGTCCCCATACTCCGGAACAAAGTCGCTCACCTTTACCTGGCTGGACCACGGGGCCGCGGATGCCCAGGCGCCAATGGCCGCCTGAAAATCCGCCCGGTACTGGCCCCACGGCTCCACCCTCAGCAGGGCCATCCACTCCGCATACTCTGCGGAGCTCATGCCCTCATCCAGCTCCGCAACCGTCCGGCCCAACATGGCAGCCAAAGCAAACTTGGCCCGCCGGTCTGGCCGGCGTGCTAGTTTTTTTCCAGGCTTTCCACATCCTCTTTCAGGAGCCGATTGAGCCGGCAAGCCGCATCAAAAACCTTATCCACGCCGGAAGCTGGCAGGCTGGCCACATCGTCCACCTGATCCTCACCGAACAGCAAACCGCCACCAGCCACGCAAGCAGTCAGCACCACCAGACGGGCCCGGAAATTCTTGTACTTGGCCATGCCCGTGGCGGAAACCTGCTCCCCCTCAAACTTGTCCCGCTGGCCCGCGGTTAGCTCCCGCACATGCACCGTGAGGCCCCATTCAGGAACCTCCACGGCCTCTGTCTTGAAGGCCTTGCGGGCCTTGGCCAAAACATCCGCCCCCGTTGTAAACCCCTCAGCCAACATCAGGCCACCCCCTCAATCCATTAAACCCCGGTCACTTGAAAATTAACCGTGTAGGTCAATGCCTCATCAGACTGGCTGATTTCCGGAGTGGTGATGCCGGAAATAAAGCCCACCAGTGAATCCAAAGGGCTGGTGGTGTCATCAAATGAACCAGGCAGATTCACCGTCACGGTGTTCCGGAGGAATGTGGCCTTACGGTCCTTGAGCACCTTGTACTGGTTGGTTGCCGTGGTGGTGTCATCCAGGAAAAAGGTGATGGAGAAGGTGCCGGGCTCCTCCCGCTTGCTAGGGCGCTTGATCAGCTTGCCCGTGGTGCCAACCGGGGTGACATCACCAAAGCCGAGGGTTCCCTCATTGGCGGTGATGGTCTTGATGTTGGCCAAGGTCACGCTGGTGCCGCTTGCTGAGGCGGTGTCTGTGGTGAGCCAGTATTGAAGGGTGGCAGTGGTGCCAGCCGGAAAAACAACATCAGGCATTTCAGCTCTCCTTGTAGGTGCCCGTCAAGTCAATGTCTACAGTCCGCGCCGCCTCGTCTGAGCCGTCATCGAACACCTCAGCCGAGCTGGTTTCGTCATCTACTTGCCATTGGAATATAAGAACCGAGCCAACCGATTGACGGCTCGGGGTGGCCCGGATCTGGTCAGCAATCCATTGGGCCGATGTCTGGGCCGCGGCCCTGGTCATGGCCACTACGGTGAACTGCACACGCTCAGTGGTTGCCAGCACATTGCCGGCCACATCCCGCGCCCTGGTCCGGCTCACCTGCTGGTAGGTGGCATAAGGCATGGAACCACCCACCGGGTTGGTGTCCGGATGAATGCCACCGGGCAGGGCTGCCGCGTAGCCCGTGCGGGCCAGCAAATACTCCCGTGCTGTCTTGCCTAGCTGGCTCATTCACCACCCCCAGCCTGCTCCAGGGCCTTGGCCAATGCCTTGGCCTCAGCCGCGGATTTGGCAGCAAACAGCTTGGCCAGCTCGGCATCCAAGGCCGCCTTGGTTTCCTCATTGATCTGGCTTTTGGCCTCATCAAAGCTGGGCCGGAGGAATGGCTTGCCTGGCACCCGCTTCACCACCTTGCCCCGGATCTTGAGGTTAAAACCACGCTCCACCAAGTGGGCGTATTTGCTGGGCACCACCTGCACCATTTTTTTGGTCCACGGGCTGTAGGCCTTCACCTCCGGCATTTCCTTTTTCCGCCTGGGGCCGGCCATTGCATACACCTGGCCATTCTTTCTGTTAACTCCCACCTTGGAGCCAATGCTCTTTTTCAGCATCCCCGTGGTGCCGGTCTGGAAATCCCTCTGGAAATACCTTTTGGCTTTTTTCTTGCGCTTCTTTGCCCCCAGGATTTTTTGCTCCAAGGTTTTAAACACGCTGGAGGCGGCATCCCTCAGGCTTTCCTTGAAAGTTGCCTTTCGCTCACGCTTGAATTTTTTCTTGTTGTTTGGCACCTTTTCCCGCATGACCTTCATTACCTTGGTCATGCTTTTCCGGCCCGCCCGCTTGAGGGCAGCCTTGAGGGCCTTGGGTGCCCCATCGAACTGGGCAATCAAGGCCTCGATGCCATCCAGCTTGGTCTGGTATGCCCAGTTGCCCATTTAGGCCTCCTGGCGTTCTTCCGCCTGGATCACCAGCCACTGGTTGCGCTCTTCCACATTCACCGGGGGCGCCACAAAATGCAGCACCCGGGCGCCAAACAGGGCCCGATGGGTGGAGGCCACGCCGGCCAGGTATCGGATAGTGATGGTGTGGGTGGCTGTGATTTGTTGCTCATTGGCCACGGCACCCTCACCACCGCCCGCTGGCTCAATCTGGGCCCACACCGTGCCGTAAGTGCTCCAGCTCCTGGCGGGTTGGCCGTAGCTGTCCGCGGCATCCGTGGGGGCCTGCAAGTCGATACGGTGCCGGAGCTGGCCAATGGGTGGCATCAGTAGGCCCCATCCGAATAGATCCGGAGAATGCTGTCCACAGCCAAGGGCAATTCCGTTCCCACCTGCCCCACGGCCATCCGGTTTTCAAACCAGTGGGCCACCAGCATGAGGACGGCCTGGCGGAGGAGCTCCGGCACACTGGCGGAGGTGGCCCCGTAGCCGGCCACAAAATCAACCTCCACAGCCTTGGCCCGGTCTAGCTCAGTCAATGGCCAGATGGTAAATGGGAAAAGCTGAAGGCTGGGCGGGTTATTGTCCAGGTCCAGAAAGTAATCCTCATCCACCACAGCCGTCTGTTGGATGCCGTCTTGATCGTAGTAACGCACCCGCGGCATGGCATAGGCATAGGCCCCGCCAATCGAAATAGACGAAACGGGGCTCCGTGGCAGCTCCACGGGCCCCGCCGGAAATTCATTGAATAACCACCGGAAAGTCTGGTTAACCAGACTCCGCCGGGTCATTTTTTCCACCATATCCGTGGCGGCAGACACCAGCCCCGAGATGATTGAATCCTCCGCAGAGCCATCCACCCGCAGGTAGGCCTTGGCATCCGAGAGGCTCACGGCAGGGTTGGCCCGTGCCGTGATCACCTTGAGGCTGAGAGTCTGGCTCATTCTTAACGCTTCTCCCGCTTGGCCGGCTTTGCGCTGGCCTCAGGGCTTTCCACCTTCCGGGATTCCAGGAGGATTGCCCGGCCAGCTTCCACCAGCCGGGCACCCTCCGCGTCATCCACCTCGGCAATGTCACCGGGAATCCAGGAGAAGGCATCCCCCGCCATAGATTCCAAAATCTGCACCTTCATGCTCTTTCTCCTTTCCCGGTGTCATTAGGCCTGGGTGAGGCGCTTGATGGCCGCGCTCTGGACCACCTTGGCATCCTCAAAGCTGACCACCATAAAGCCGGTCTGGTACTTGTTGGCGTACAGCTCATTCAGGCGGATGAGCTCAAGGCTGCCCACCTGGCGGACGTAATACTTGCTGAAGTCGCCAAAGAGCATGGTCTTGGCTGTGGTGGCAATGCTGCTGGCCATGTTGTTGTTGAGGATGACCTCATAACCCAACAGCTTGGGGGCGTTGCCGTTGATGTAGTCGGTGACCAGGGGCCGGCCTTGGCTGTCTTGCAGCTTCAGGATGGCCGCCCAAACCGATTGGTGCATCATGAACTTGGCGTTGGGCCAGTAAGCCGCGTCCAGGCTGTTGCACAGGTTGATGATGTCATTGATGGCAATGGCCGTGGCGGAGGCCGCGGTCACACCAGCAGAGGAGCCGGTCACCACACCCTCGGGCTGGCTGGAGCCGGTGCCGGTTGCATGGTAGGCGGATTGCTTGCGCCCGATCCGCTCACCCAGCAAACCACCGATCTCGGTTTCCAGGTTGATGCCGGTATCCCTCAGCAGCTCATTGCTGGCAATCACCAGGCTTTCCAGCCGGTAGCTGCTCAGGTTGACGGTGCCAAAGGTGAGATCCACCGCGGTGACAGCCGTACCCTCGGCGCCCAGGGCCGCCAGGTTGCTGGTGTCATCAATGGTGGGCATCGGCAGGGTGTTGCCCTCAGCCGTGTTGATCACCCGGGCCACGCTGAGCAGGGGATTGAAAAAGGCCTGCTTTTTCTCCAGCTCCGCCAGGAAACCCTGGGGAATGGTGTAGCCACCCGCTGAGCTGCTGGTGCTGTTGTCGC